CACATTCTTCTTTCTTTAGCCAATGTAATGTACCTGCAGTTTTACCTTTGAATACTTTTATTGATGTTTTCTCCTTAGGGCAAGATGCTTTCACCCATAATGCACCGCTTTTTGCTGGTCCAAATGAATGGCTACATATTTTTCTTGGTCTACCTCTTCGCATATTCCCTCCTAGAATGGAATTGTTTCATCATCATCTACAAATCCATTTTCAAAATTACTTGCTCCGCTTTCATTTTGTTTAAGGCCATATGTAAGATTTTTGACTACAATCTCTGTGATGTATCTTTTACTTCCGTCTTTTTCGTATGATCTAGTTCTTAATTCGCCATTTACTGCTACAAAATCACCTTTACGTAACCCACTGTAAAGTTCCGCATCAACCCAGCATACAATGTTATGGTATTGTGTACTCTGTTGCTCATTCACATATTTATTGGTAGCTAATCTGAATGTGAGTACTGGCTTCCCTGTTTTTGTATAACGTAATTCTGCATCTGCTACTACATTGCCGCTTAAAAATACCTCATTTACGTTTATCATGTAATTCTTCCTCCCATTTTTCACATTCTTTACTAATTACGCATAATGACATTATTGTTACTCCTAGCATTGCCCCTATCACAATGCCTATTCCTAATATTTCCATGTTTAACCTCCTCAATTCTTATCAATCTATAAAATCTATAAGGATATCCTTCTTCTGATACAGACTCAACTACACTATCTGTTTCTACGTAATAACCTTTTGGCGGTTGGATATAATCTCTCCATTCGCTCGGCTTTAAAATCTCTGTTTTTACTTTAGGTTTTTCTAAATTCTTACTACTATTCCATCTACGTTTAAATGCATTTTCTTTATCTGAATAACATGCACTCCGTTTTTCTTTTACAAAGTAGCTTGCTAATCTTACTGCATCTTCTGCTCTACCTTGATACAACATCAGCTTATGCATGCCATGTGGCCAAAGTTCATTCAACTCATCTGAATATAGTTCTGCATTGTTGATGATCATGTGAAAGTGGATTCTTGTTTTTCCCTCTGCAATGTAGATGTACTTTAATTCTTTACCCAATTTTTTATATCTGCGGTTTAGTCTTCTTGTAAAATTCTGAATATCTTTCTTTGCATCTTCCCATGTAGCTGGTTGTTCCTTATATGTGAGTGTGATATAACAATCATTTGTAGTGAAGTTATTATCAATCAACATACGCAGCATTGCTTCCGCTTGTTTTTCATTTTGCTTTTTCTGTGCTTCTGGTGTGATGTTTTTCTTTTTTACACGCTTACCATTCTTTCTATAAGTTCTCGATGTGTGATGATCAAGTACCTCTATCATATTTTTAGATATGACCTTCTTACGCTTCCTCATCGTAATTACTCCCCATGGTTGATTTGTTAATATGTTATATCTAGTTAATAAGGAAAAGCCTTTAAATAAGCTTTTCCCTAGTCTTTCATGCCCATGTGTGATATAATTACGTTAGGTTTGGTGCGTAATTACGTGCTTGAAATGGCTACTTTAATTAGTGGCCTTTTCTTTTTGCCTAGGATAATTGCAATGCATGTCACCTTGTTCAATCTCTAAATATTGACATGCATCGCAATGTTCCATACATATAATTCCTTTAGCCTGTCTACAGTGTATGTAGGCACGGCTTTTTTTATTGCACTCATCACATATGCTGCAGTGTTTACTCATTACATGTCACCGCATCAAGCAATATCCCTCTTGTTCTTTCTGCTAGATAGAACGTATATTCCTTGATTGGTCCTTTCCCTGTAACTCGCATTTCATAGCTACCTGCTTTTCGCTTCAAAAATATGGCGCACCCATTTGCTAATATTGTGAAGTCCATACTATTTCTTTTGTTATTTACGCTGATACTTGTAATACTTTCTTTTAATATTTCAGCTTCCTCTTTAGTGAACTTTAAATACCTTATTAATAGATCTATTGCTTTTTCGTTTTTTAGTATCATTACTTAACACCTCCTTAACACGTTCTAACATCCAAATTGTGATACCAGTTGTTATTGTTAAAACTATATTGATTAGTATTTGCCAGCCTTCTGCTCGCTCAATTCCTCCATATAGTCCTAACCCCAATATTCCCAAGCACCACTGCACAGTTGTTATTAGATTTATAATGTTCATCTTCTATGCCCCCTTTAGCCACTTCATGTGTTGCCCTTTCATCCATGCTTCAAATTTTTCAACATGCACCAGCGTTTGTTGTGGTCCTAGTTGCATACAGATTTCATTAAATCTACCTTCATTGCGGATCATATCTATTCTTCTATAGATATACATTTTGCTCCGTCCCCATATCTTAGCTAGTGTGCTAATAGGAACATACTTTGGTTGAACACTTTCCATTACTACTCCTTACCTTTCTTTATTTGTCAGATAAATAAACTACATCAACTTTAATTCCTAATTCTTCGAACTCTATAAGTGCTAGCTCTAGTTCTTTTTTAGCTTTTGATGCTCTCTCATAAGCTTTTTTAAATTTATCTCCTTGCATTTTATTTATCTTTCCTTCTATTTCAATCGTTAGCATTAATAATCGTCCTTTCTATTTCATCCTCAATATTATTTAAGTTCTTTTAAATTATTGAAAATTTCTGAAGTATTTTAATTATTGCGATTATTAATGCTAAACTGGATATTCCTACCGCAATCCCGCTTAGGATGCAACTCATCATTGCTTGCCTATGTATCTCTTTCATAATTAAATCCAGCTCTTCTTTTTTATCCATTTAAATATCCTCTTGTTCTCTTACTACTTTCTTAACAGCTCCTAAATAACGTTCAGATTTTTTACCAATACCAAATGCCTTTATTACAGCCATTGTGATAAGGGCATTTTCTACTTCATCCCAAAATGCTTTCGTATACCAAGCATCTTCAATTGCTACTCTATCCATAATGTTTTTCATTTGAATAAATGTATTGGCTAAATGATTTACAGCCTCATCACTAGATAATCTATTGTCATACTCTAACGAGTTACTATTTAGTGCTAACTTCATATGTTCTTTTAACTTAGGATTAGTAATGACTTCCACTTTATTTGTAGTTTTATTTATATGATTTTCTTGGGCTTTAAGTTCATCCACAATTACTTCATCAATCATATTAACTATGGTTCTATGTTTTGATTTTTCAATTGGATCATAATGTATTACTTCTTTAATAATCGTCTTGGCTTCAATCAACTTAACAATTCGCCTTTGACTAACCTCTATTTGCATTTCATTCATTAATGCATTACCATTCTTTTCCATTTGTGTTTCCTCTTAACTATTTAGATTAAATCCTGTTGATCAAATCATTTATTGGTTTGCTCTTCTTTCATATAGTCATCTATCATAATGATTGAGCTGATATATGTCTTTACTGCATGTGAACGCAATTGTTCATCTACATCATCTTTATGTGGGACTGTTAATACCTCTTTTAGTCTGTTTTTAATTAGTTCTTTAATTTCTTTCATTTGTTTCTCCTTCGTATCGCCTTCCCTAGTGCTATAATTACTCTGAAAGGAGGTGAATTTATGACTAAAACAATTAAAGAGTTACAAGCTTTAGAATTTGCAATCTATAAAACACTTACTATTGATAACTTCTATGAAGTTGAATTTCTTTGTAAGCTACATGGTGAATTGATTACATGTAAATCATTGCTTTATAGTGAAAATCCATACGGCCCAATCATTCCACCAGATTATAAAAATCGTTTCGAACTAAAACCTCTTGAGTTAATCGAATATGACGAGTTACTTGAACTATTGCCACTTCCAGAAACACACGATATTCGTGATTCCTTTATCAGTTGGCTTGCTAAGGACATAACATTTTTATTGAACCTATTTCTAAATGTTGACTTCATCGCTAATTCTGATAAAAAACAACTCTCAAAGCTACCTAACACTCTAAACAATGTTCGTTTCTTAGGTTCTAATCACCAAGAACCATACTTATTTGTTGATAAAGATGAACCTATTACTGTTCTTTCTGTAACGGTAACTTCGAAAGATAAGTAGCTTCATACTTTAATACAGTAGAAACACTAAGAAGGATTCCATTTGCCCCCGCATATGTAAGTCCTTCTTTTTGTTTTAATAAGGAAATCACTTCCATTACAATTGGATCTTTATATGACTTTTTCACTTGATATAGTTGAGCACTATCCATTGGTTGGTTTAATTCTGTCATTTGATTTCACCTCTTTGTTTTATTTTCATCATTTATTCATGTATAATGTTTCTGATAGGATAATGACATATGCTGAACTACTTGGTAACAAGTAGATGTAAAGGATAAAAAACCTTTACGATAACATCTTGGTGGTTCAACCACAATTCGATACTTTAAAATCAAATAAAGTTTCAGCTCTTATTAAAGATTCTCTTAACACAACATTTGAATCCCAGCATTCAGTTCAAGGGGCTCTTGCGTTAGCTCAAAATGTAGCTAATAACCCAATGCTTCAATTAGCGAAATCCTCTAGTATCGCTCAATTCCGTGATTTTGGTTTTAGAAAGGAGGTGATTATAATGTGCGAAACGTTTACTATTAAAGAATTACAGATAGTTGAATATTCAATCTCTACACTAATTAATGAAGGAATGAAGCATTACAACGTTTCTTTTTTAATTCAAGCTTTAGGTGAATTAATTGAATGTAATTCTTTAACTTATCTTGACTATCAACCTTTATTAGAAAGGCCAATGTTAAAATCTAAGGAATTAGAATTAGTTGATTGGGAAAAGCTATACTCTGCAGTTCAAGATTCTTTTAAAAACACAACTTTTCCTTTTATAATTAATTACTTAATTTCTAACCCTAGATGCTTACTAAATACTATTTGTCATTTACCTTTAAATACTATGGTTAATAGTTCAATTTCATTGCCTAGTAATCTGTATGATGTTACTTTTATCGGTCTAAATAAAAAATATGACTTCTTACAGATTCCAGAAAATGAACCTATTCAGATTCTTTCTTTGCAAATATCGGAGATAAATAATTAGCTTCATATTCCAAATATTCTTTTGTTAGTTGAAGGAGTCCATATGCTTCGGCGTATGTGATTCCTTCTTCTTTTTTTATTCGTTCAATAATATCTTTTACAATTCTTGGTGGCTCTTCAATAAATAACCCCCTGCCATCAATACGCATTGGTCTAAAATCTTGTTTCAATAGATTTAATAGATCACTCTTCTTCATTTGATTTCACCTCTTCTAAATTATCAGATTTCCGTTATTTCTTTTGAAAAAAAAGAGCATCAATTTTATTCATGTCTAATTTTCCACATTCCATATTGTTTGCCACTCTATCAATTTCTCTTTGAGTAAATGGTACTTTATTCGCTAAACGTTGCCCCAGCTGTGTTGTACCAATACCTAGAAATTGAGCAAACCCTTTTAGATTGTGAAAATGTTCTTTGATAAATGCTCTTAGATTTGTATAATCAAATTCCATTTTCTCACCTCCTTTTAATTATCGGCTTTCCGTAATTCAATAATACACTTGTTTCTCTCTTTTGTCTATCGGTTTTCCGTTTAAATTTGGTTTAATATTTATAAAAATATGTTTACTTTTGACGGTTTTCCGTTTATAATGGTCGTATAGCAAGTATTAAAGGAGAAGTTATCATGAGTATTCAATTTATAAATCGTTTAAAAAGTATCATGAAAGAGCGCAAGATAACTCAAACTGAATTAGCAAAGCGTACTGGTATCCGTCAATCTTCCATTTCTGATTGGTTAAATAACCGATACGAACCAAAGCAAGATAAAGTATATATTATTGCTAAAGCATTAAATGTTAGTCCTGCATGGTTACTTGGTTATGATGAGAATATTCCAACAAATCAAACTGAAGGTTATTATGTAGATCCTGAAACTGCTGAATATGCTGAAATGCTTCGTACTCGCCCAGAAATGCGTATGTTATTCTCCGCATCACGTGGCATTTCCAAAGAAGATATGGAAAAAGCAGTTGAATATATTGAACTTTTAAAATTAAAACATAATAAATAAAACTATTAGGGGTTGTTAGTGTGATTATTAATATTATTGAGTGTGATATTCCTAATGTGAAAGCTGTTACATCTACAGGGGAGGATGAAGGTGTTCACAATATTTATATCCGTAAAAATATGTCTATTGAAGATATGAGGAAAGAAGTTGCTCATGAATTATTACATATCATCAATGAAGATTTCCACGTTGACCAACATGTTAACCTCATTGAACATATGGTAAGACGGAAAGAACTTACTGATGATGTATTAGATGAAATAGATTTCTATCATCATGTATTGTAATAATTACTAAATTGTCACTTATTTGTCCTTGACAAAATACTAATTATGCGTTTTTGTTATACACTCATATGTTGTATTATTTGTCAAATCTGATATACTATAGATAGTGAATTGACTTCAACGCTACGGGCGTTGGTCACTAAGGCGCTATCTTCGGATAGTGCCTTTTTTATATATCGGAGGTTTTATTATGGCATACGATAAACCATTCTTAGATTTGGATAAACAAATAGATTTATTAATCTCACGAAATCTGATTATCTCAGACCGTGAACATGCCAAACAAATTATAATGACCGCATCTTACTACGATTTATTCAATGGATATAAGTCTGTTTTTATGAATCCAGATGATACTTTTAAGCCAAATACGGCTATCGAGAGTATATCTATTTTTTCTTTTATAGATAAAGGTCTACAATCCGTCACAATGAAGTATAGTTTAATGGTCGAAACTTTATTTAAGACTAGATTAGCACATGTTATTTCAGAACATTTAGGAGTGCATCAAGATGATTACTTGCATGCACATCATTACAAACAAAAAATTCATGGATTGACCTTTCAAAACGTAAAACAAGAAATACAGCAGCAGCTTAACTTGAAATATGCAAAACAACCAACTAAATATTATTTGAAGCATCATAATCATGTACCAGCATGGATATTATTTAAAAATATCTCTTTTGGTAGCGCTATTAATTTATTTAAATTTCTAAATACAAAACATAAAATAGCTGTCGCTAATACATTACTACCTACCAATGCCATTTCTGTTAAAGATAAAATAGAGCTTCTTGTAAATACATTAGAAGCAATAAGGCGATTCCGAAATTGTGCAGCACATAGCTTAAACTTTTTTGGCTGTAGATCTATTTACAATATTCCTGGTAATGTTTTATATAATCTTTTACCTAAAGGAGTTTTAAAAAGAGAAAAAGGTGAAATAACAAAAACTGATAAGAAGGCGCTAAGAGGTTTATATGGTGTGCTTATTATGATGGTTTTATTATTAAACGATACACTTCTAATTACATCTTTAATTTACGACTGTAGAAATGTTTTTAGATCTGCAAAAAGCAGTGATATAGCAACACAAGCAATTATTGATTTCCTAAACGAATTAAACAACAAATACAAACAAGCAACAGACCTTCCTATAGACTTTGAAGATAAGTTAGAACTTATTAATCAATCTATTACTAAATAAAAAATGCCCCCTATTCTGCGCCAACAGAATAAGGGGCCATGATACACCTAAGAGGTATACCACATCAACTTACTATATTATACCATACCTCTTAGGCTTATTTACTATACCATTTTTTAGCCTAGGAGGTATTTTTCATGTGGTGTGAAACCGTAACTACCAAAGCTGGTATTACTAAGTATAAATTTCAAGAACGTTATATAGATCCATATAGCGGTAAAACAAAAAGAATATCTGTTACCTTAAATAGTAATAGTAGGCAAGCCTACAAAATCGCACAAGCTGAATTACAAAATAAAATTGACTTGGCCACTAATACAGATATTGCAAAAGATATGACATTGAATAATGTTGTATCTGAATATTTAGAATCAAAGCGTGCCTTTAGAAAATCATCTACACAATATAGTATGGATAATCTACACAAACAGATTATGAAATGGTTTCCTGCTGATATATTACTTTCCAAACTTTCACCATATATTATCCAAAGCACGTTTGATAAATTTGCTTGCCAGTATTCCTACAATTATACGAAACTGGCCCTTAGTCTTATTAGACAATCATTAAAATACGCTAGGCGCATGGAATATATTCGTGATATTTCATTCTTAGACAATATAGAACTTCAAAAACCAGTTGCTGATGTTGACCGCATCAAGAAACAACGTTCTAAATTCCTAACAAAAGATGAACTAAAAGATTTACTATCACAACTAGATACTATCAATCATCATGTATCCCTATTATGTGAATTTCAATCTTTAACTGGTCTTAGATTTGGTGAAATGGTGGCGTTACGCACTCAAGACTACGATGTAAAAAATGCGGAAATAGATGTAAACGCTACTTTATCTAATCGTGGTAGCTTTTCAGACCCTGCTATGCGCATTCCACCAAAGAATGTTCATTCTATTCGCAAGGTGAAATTGGATGCACGTGCTGTACAAATTATTAATCACTTTATAACCGCTAATCAAGCAAGGCGATTATGGAAATCTAAATTTGCTGACCTAGGCTATATCTTTGTTACGGATGGTGGATTGCCATATGATCTACATTATGTAAATCGTACTATAAAAAAACTTAGTTTCCCAAAACCAGTAAGCACCCATACCTTTAGACATACTCATATTTCTATTCTTGCTGAATCTAATGTTCCTCTAAAAGCTATTATGGAACGTGTTGGCCACAATGAACCACGTACTACACTCGCTATATATACTCATGTAACAGATGAAATGAAACAGGAAGTAAATGCAGCTATTACCAATATGGGTAAAGTACTTGCAAATAAATAAAAGAGCGCCAAGGCTTAATGCTTTGGCGCTCTTTGCTAATATGTCAAAAATATCTCACTAACAGTATATCATTTTTAATGTCTATAAACAATTTCTTATGAAAACAGTTGGCTTGATGGTTGTTTTTCTTCGTGTATAACAGATAGTACTTTTATAATTTGGCTAACACTACAAATCAATTCATGGTTTTTAGCATATTGCATGGTTTCTTTCATCTCTACCTTTAATGAATCTCCTGGTATTAATGTGATTTGACCTGCTTTATATTGTTCTAGCCAAGCTTCATCTTCAATATGTGCGCTGATTTTATTTTTCCCTATTCTAAACTCCCATTTTGAATTCCCAATAAAATCAACTTTTTGAATTTTTAATATCACGACTTGTATGTTTGTTATTTCTTCTTGTGTAACACTATTTGTTACTGCTTCATCAATATCTAACTCTCTTCCAATCTGTATAGCTTGTAATTCGTTTTCTATATCTGCTCCAAACTGTACACGATCTGTTTCACGCATTTTACTAACACCATCAGCAATTAATGCCATACTTGTTATAAGTGTTTCTCTTTTAGGTTCTGTATAACAACCTAATGCACTAACACCTGTTTCCTGTGCCTGCTTAGATATTTCTAACTCTAAAGTGTCAAAAGCTTGTTCTGATATAGCGCCTTTTTTATCCATTGCTTTTAATATTGCATATTTGGCTTTTACTAAGAATGTTCCAATAATACGTTTTACATCACAACGTTCTAGTCCTTCATCTGGTAATGATTCAATAACAGAACGCAATATCATACGTATAGAACCCTGTTCTACATCGTCTAACATTATTACTGGTTCAATTTCTTTAGCTATACACCCTACTAATTCTCTATCTGTATATTGAAATCCCTCAATTAATTTTGCGATACCTAAAAATATTTGTTCTGGTTTTGATGCATTTTTATCATAATCAACTGTAATACAAAATTGATTTGTCTCTAATTTCTTTTCCATATCCACACCACATTTTTGCCTTTAATCCTAACTTCATTTTACTCAATAAATCCATAATTGTATATATAAGATTATCTATAACTATATAAATAAAAAAAGCCTTACATACTGTTGATGTAAGACCTAAAACAACCCTCATATAAAAGGGGCAAATATTTGTTTTTAAAAGGGGCAGTAAAGGGGCAAATTGTTGTTACAATACGTTACAATTTGTTACTCTTTATCTTTCAAATATCCTTGTAAATGCTTTATCTGTTACAGTTTGTTACAATTCGTTACAATCTGTTAAATAGTCAATAAGAATGGTGCGGTTGGAGGGACTTGAACCCTCACGAGCGTACGCTCACCACCCCCTCAAGATGGCGTGTCTGCCATTCCACCA